TCTTGGGCTTCTCAACTTCCGGCTTCTTCCGAACCCATGGCCGCGACATGCAGGCATATCGGGTTTCGTCCGGCGCGTGGTCTTCCATGTCGCTGTCGACATCTTCAGGCTTCAGCGGATCATGCTGCAGCGCGGGCAATGTCCGGATCAGGTCAATGCAGGTAGAGAACACCACCATCATGGGCAGCCCGTCGTCATCACCCTCAAGCCTACCTCTAACCTGATCCCAGCCGCCCATTGCGCCGCGGCCTGGCACGCGCTTGTTATCCGCCGGCCTGAACGGCACCAGCTTGGCTTTGATCAGCGGAGCGTTGATTCTCTCCGATAGCGGTGGACCGCCATCCTCACTGAAAGCCGCAGGATCCAGAACGCCACCAATAAGCTTAGGATCGGAAGCTTCCAGTAGGGCCAGATGTTCGCCCACCTTGTCAGCGTGCATCTTAAGCCCGACATTTGGCTTCCCTGGCTGCATCCCGTACCACTCACGATACCGAACAATGCAACCACGCGGCAGCCACAGGCCACTATCGAGCCTGAACTTGTCGCCGACTACAGCCCACCAGCCGAATGAGAACGGCTTGGCAGAACCCCAATCCCCTGACCGAAACCGCGTCCAGTCCTCTGGAATTTCAAACGGCCGCACAACGTGCTTGGTAGCATCCCAGCAATCAAAGAACGCGCCCTCGATCACATCCCAGTCGCCGGCAAGCCAGGCCTTGACCAACTCCTTCGAGCCGGACTGATACAGGTTGGCAACGTAATCCGACCCTAGATAATGATTATCGCTCAGCTTCGACGGGATGAACACGCGGTTCTTGCGGACCACCTCGCCCGTGAAGGGGTTAGTAAAATCCTCCCAGATCAGTGACCAGCCCTGCGGCGCCGGTGATATGTAACGCGCCTTGACCCATTGATGGCCCGGGCCACCTGGATTCCCAGTCGCATGAAACTGACACGGAACACCAGTGGCTGATCGAAGCGTCGCCCTGAGCTTGTTGACCGGTGTCGGATCAGCCCAATGCGTCAGCTCTTCAAAGAACACATCAGTGTAATTGTGCCCTTGGTAATTGTCCGCGTCAGTGTCCTTGTCGAGGTATTCGAACTTAAGCCGCGCCTTATTAGGAAACGTCCACCATTTCTTTTGTTCGCTGTAGACCGCTCCAATCGGTCCATAAATCTGCCTGGAGCGCTCGATAGCCTCCTTCAGATCCTCACGGGTTCGCCGGAAGAACACACCAACGCAATGCTCGCCGTATCTCGCCGCCTTGATGGCGAACTTGCCGAGCATCCCGTCAGTCTTGCCGCCGCCTCGTGCCCCGCCGTAGAATATTTCATCGGCCGGGCATTTGATGAGCGCGGTTTGCGGTCCCTTCTGAGGCGACCATGCAAGCTTAGTGCTTCGGAGCGTGCTCCCGTTCCCAGTCTTCAACGTTGTCGACGGGCTCGCCTGAGACAACATAATTGGTGTTCACATTCTCATTGATGGATCGGTCGACGAACATCCCGATTTCCTTACCGAGGAGTTCCAGCGCCTTGTTCGCAACGCTGCCCTGGTATTGATATTCCCCGATCGGCTCGCCGTCGTCGTTTGTCATCGCCTTGGCTTGCATGGCCTTGGCGACGTTATCCATGAGGGTTTCAATTACCCATGCCTTGGTAAGGGCGGTTGATTTAATCGCCTCAGCGGTCGCCTGAGCGTGGATGGACTCGCGCTCATCGAGGATTTCAGTCACTCGGTCTAAAATGTTTTGCTTGTGCTTTAGTACGCTGGCGTTTCCGCGGTTCGGACTAAAGCCTGCTAAAGCATACGACTCGTCGGCTGATTTACCCTTTGCGAGTTCCTGAGCGAAACGCTCGTGCTTGGGATTTGAAAGGGCTGTCACTCGTTCTTCTCGTCTTTGATCTTCGCGATCTGTTCTTCCGTGAGCCAACCGTGATTGATCTGCTTTAGAATCTCGACGGCCTGGTCTTCGATCAGCTTGGGATTCGGTCGCGGTACGAATTGGTAGATGATCGCGGTCATGCTGACCTCACGGAAAAGCCCGCCGAGCAATTAAGCTGGCGGGCGCGATTGGTGATCCTACGCCATCTGGGGTGATTTGCCGCGAATTGTCAATAGCACTAGCCCACGCCCCACAATGACGAGAGCTTGTCACCGCTATCGCGCACTCTGCGCTCTGCCATTTCCCCAGCATAACGCCGAGATCGTTCAGGGCTGCGCGACTTGAAGCCGGCCAACAGGCCAGATTCCTCGATTGAATATTCGTAGCAGACGAAGTTTTGAACGATCAGTGACGAAACCAACCCCATTTCCTGCACGGCCGCCCGGAATTGTGTTCGGTGATAGGCTTGCCGCTCCGTCTTGGCCATGCCCGACATGCTGGTTGGATCTGATGCGAATATCCGGCCAAGGTCAGCACTGCCAAGCGGTGCCTGCAGGCCAGCAGCAGCCCAATGATTTTTGAATTTCTGCAGCGCGATATATTCTTTGCGGATCTGCTGTTCCTGATAGCTGCTGGCACGCTTCACCAAGCGGCTGTAGAGCCTTTCCAGCGGGGCATCATGGAAATGATATATCCGCGTGCCCTGCTTGTCGTCGCCAATGCTGTAGCCGCCCTGAGCCTTGAGCAAGCGTTCGGCGGTTGGTCCGTCAGTACGGCGATTGTTCTTCACTTGAGCCCCAATCATTGTTTCCTCCCCAAGACGCCAGCGATTGCCTCCGAACTCAGCGACAGGTTCCTTTCGCCAAGCCCTCTCTCAACAGGTACAGTAGAAGATATATTTCTTGGTACTTGTTTCATGCTTGAGCAAACTGAAGCATTTGCTTCGTTCATGAAGTTCTTGAGCTGTGTCCGGCTTCCTCCCCTCGCTCCAGCCGCTGCCCTCTTCTCGGAAACCTCCATACGCCGCTGGAATTCCGCCTCGACGCGTTTGTGTCTCCAGCCGTCGTAAAAAAAAGCCTGCAGCGTTTCTTTCACATCCAACCAAATGCGAAGCGGAAGCTTAGCAATTGCTGCCAGTTGCTTATCGTCTTCGGGCAACTCTCGCTTGCGCCAATAGTGCATGAGAAGGAGCAGGTATGCCCCATGCTGAGTTGTGGTGAGATGCCCGGTGTCCGCCAGGTATTCCCCAACGTACAGCGGCATCCAGAGGTCTTTCTTGCTCATTTATTGTTAATCCCGAGACCGTCAAACCATTCGTCTTCGAATGATTTTGCGTATGCTTTCAGGGCGGCGCGAGCGCATCCAAGGGGATCTCTATAGATCTCGGAGCCGGTGTACCGGAGCATCATGTAGCCGGCTTCCTGCGCGTCCCTGTCCCGGGAACGGTCGCGGGCCGCCTGCTCCTTAGTTCTTTCGTGGAAGTCATGGCCATCACATTCAATAATCGCCTTTTTCTTGGTAATGGACGGGCACGAGAGGACGAAATCTGCTCGCCAATCCAACAAGGTTTCCTGCAATTGAATAAGGAGTGTACCGTGCTCAGCAATGCGGGCGGCCTGCATCGGGTGCAGGTTATCCGAACTGGTGACCTCACACTTCATGAGAGGCATCAGTTCCACTTCCTGGAATGGGATAATGGAATACATCCCAATGAAGAGTAGTCGCTCAATCGGACTTTCCATGCCGATCTGCCAGTTTTCATAGGCCATCGAAGCGTTGGAGGCCGTCAAATCCGCCAATTGTTCGCAAAGCTTTTGGATGCCGCCTCTCATGACGCCATCCCGAGTTCGTTCATGTACGTGTCCATGAGCGCTTCCTCGTTCTGACGCGTCTCAGGGTCTTTCTTCCGAATGGCAATGATCTTCCGCATGATCTTCACGTCGTAGCCAGCGGACTTGCCCTCCAGGTAGATTTCCTTGATCCCCTCGGCAATTTCCGCCTTGCTTTCCTCTTCGCGCTCGATGCGCTCTACAAGCGCCTTAAGCTGACCATTGGTACCCGTGCTAGGCTCGCTCATGCTCGCTTCCCCTTTGCCTTCTTCAGGCTCTCGTAAGTCTTGACCATCGCTGCAGCTTGCCGCGTCATCCACGGGTGCCATTTCTCAACCGTGTCCGGGTGATCCCATGGCTTTTTGAATTGATGGGAATCGTACATCGCCTTAGCCACGGCATTAATCAGCGCTTTTCTGGTCATTATGCGCTCTCGGTTTGTTTGACGGGTACGCGATGGAGACTGTTGTTCAACATGATGCTGACGCCCGAAGTCAGGATATTGCGCATCTGGTCTGGACCGACCTCGATGCTGATCAATTCATCCGATCCGAACGGCTGGAAATTCAGCATGTAGCGGCCAGGATCTGGCGTCGTTAAGTAGGCGATTTTCGCTATCATGCGGCCTGCTTGGCGAGCTTGGTGTCGCGCTTGATCTGTTTGAACTTCTTGCCCTGCAGCAGGCTCAGCAACTCATTGCGGCGCACGCTGTAGGGCTTCTCGGCGGCGACGAGTTTGACCAGTTCGTCGATCTGATCGTCCAGCTTCATGCGCCGCAGCCGGGCCATGATGAGATGAAGGGGTATCTTGCTCATGCTTCCTCCAGCTTCCGCTTGGCGATGACGGCGTTGAGCCGATCGAGCCATGCAGTGGATACGACGACGAACTTGCCGCCTTGCTCGATCTCGGCGCGGAGTGTTTCCGTGCGAATGGCTTGCTCAAGCGGCGATCGGTCAATGACGTGGTTGAGGATCGCGAGTTCTTCTGCTCTAGTCATGTCGGCCTC